GCGGCCCACCGACATTATCATTATGCATATGCCATTGTGGGTATGCAAATATTAATCTTGCTTAACAAAGGAGATGAAAAAATGACAAATCTAAGCAATTTTAAAAACGCTCTTCAAGCGTTTGACTACAATCACATGACTCCCTATGCTGTGGGCTTCGATAGAACATTCGATAGATTGTTCGATTATGTAACACATCAAGCAGAGTCAACTGGTTATCCGCCTTACAATATCCAAAAGACTGAGGATTTCAAATTTCAAATCGAAATGGCACTTGCTGGTTTCGATAAAAAAGATATTGAAATCGAGGTTGCAGATGGCGTTCTTACTATTAAATCTGTAAAGGAAAAAGATAAGGACTCAACTGATGACTACACTCTTTATAAAGGTATCTCACAAAGAAACTTCACAAGGAAGTTTACTCTTGCAGATGATATCGTAGTAAATGGTGCAGAACTCAAGAATGGTATGTTGACTATCGACTTAGAAAGAATCGTACCAGAGGCGAAAAAACCAAAAATGATTACTGTAAAGTAATTTTTTTCAAGGGGGGACTTGACTTCCCCCCTTTTTTATGATACATTAAACACAATTATATTATGAGGTCAATAGTGAAACTTTTCAAAAAAGAAGAACCAGTCATTTCGACTGAAGAAAATCCATTACCTTACAAGTATGCTGAAGATAGGATACTAAAGGAACTAAAAGAGTATGTTGACCAAACATACGAACAACATTATTCTCAAAACAAGTTTCAAGCAACGGAATTTATCATTGATAGCGGTCATGGCAAAGGTTTTGCTGTGGGCAATATCATGAAGTATATTCAACGATATGGTAAAAAGGGAACTAGAGAAGATGCAAGAAAAGACTTGTTGAAAGTTTTACACTATGGAATAATCGCACTTCATATTCACGATAAGGAGAAGTGACTTGACAATATTATCAGATGTTGATAGATTAGTATTTTTGATGGAAGAGATTGCCATCATTAAGTCCAGAATTTTACCAGAGGATTGTGGACATTTATATACAACAGTAAACACTCTGGAATCAAGAGTTGAAGAACTCAAGGAGAAGATTAAAAATGAAGTTAAGTAATGATACTAGGGAAGTATTAAAGAACTATGCATCTATTAATGCTAACCTACTTGTGAAAGAGGGTAATCAGATTTCAACTATGTCACAAATGAAAAATATTGTGTCAGTTGCAACATTACCAGATACGTTTGAAAAAGAGATTGCAATATATGACTTGAATGAATTCTTGTCTGCAATGTCATTATTCAATGACCCAGACTTGAAGTTTGGTGATAATAGTGTACAGATTGTAGAGGGTGGACAATCTCTTAAATATTTTTATTCAGACCCAACTGTAGTAACTACACCAAAATCTGATATCACAATGCCTGACCCAGATGCAAAGTTTACTCTTAAACAAGGTGTGTTCAATCAACTTGTAAAAGCATCATCTGTTCTAAATGTTCCAGACATGGTTCTTGATATTGACGAGAGTGGTACAATGGGACTTCGTGTGTCAGATAGAAAAAATGATACATCAAACAATTTCTCTGTAGAAGTTGGTGATGGTGGAACTCCAAATCAAAAGTTTTATTTTAAGGTAGAAAACCTAAAGTTGCTTTCTGGTGATTATGAAGTTGAAGTATCAAGTGCTGGTATTTCAAGATTCAAGAATATCAATAAATCAATTGAATATTATATCGCATTAGAAACTGCTTAGGAAAACTTTTATGAATGAAATATTATGGGTTGAGAAGTATCGTCCATCAACAATCAATGATGCGATACTTCCAAGTGAATTGAAACAAACATTTCAACAGTTTGTAGACAATCAACATTGTCCTAATTTACTGTTGTCTGGTTCTGCTGGTTGTGGTAAAACAACAGTTGCAAAGGCAATGTTAGAACAACTTGGTTGTACCTACATGATGATTAATGGTTCTGAGGAGTCTGGTATTGATGTCCTTAGAAACAAAATTAAAAACTTTGCATCAACTGTATCTATGGACGGTAATCGGAAGTATGTAATTCTTGATGAAGCAGACTATCTAAATCCTCAATCTACACAACCAGCATTGCGTGGTTTCATTGAGGAGTTTAGTAAGAACTGTGGATTTATTCTTACTTGTAACTTTCGTAACCGTATCATTGAACCACTACATAGTAGGTGTTCTCTTGTAGAGTTTCGTATTCCTGCTGAAGAAAAACCACAACTTGCAATGGACTTCATGCAGAGATGTCAAACTATCCTAGATACAGAGAATGTTAAATATAATAAAAAAGTAGTTGCATCTTTAATACAAAAGTTCTTCCCAGATTGGAGAAGGGTTTTAAATGAGTTGCAAAGATATAGTGCAAGTGGAGAAATAGATGCTGGAATCTTGGTTAACTTATCTGAAACGTCTATTAAAGAACTGGTTACATTTCTTAAAAACAAAGAGTTTACCAATGTTCGTAGATGGATTGTCAACAATCTTGATAACGACCCAACTCGTATTTATCGTAGGATTTACGATACCCTTTATGATAACTTGGATTCTTCTACTATCCCCCATGCTGTTGTTATACTTGCTGAGTATTCTTACAAATCGGCTTTCGTTGCCGACCAAGAAATCAATCTTTTAGCGTGTATGACAGAGTTGATGACACAAGTGAAGTTTAAGTAATGTACGAATTAAAACAATACTTAAACTCAATCAACAACACAAAAGAAAACTTGATGGATACTCAAGACCCACTTTGGGAAAAGAAGTATCCATCATTTATCATAAACAAATGTCTTGCACCATTTGTTGATACAGTATTACTCGTTAATGAAGTAAACTTACACAACCATTTAGATAACAAGTTACAATATGACTTTTTACTAAATAGTCTGAGGAGAGAAAAAAGATACGCTCCTTGGATGAAGGCGAGTAAGTCTAAGAATTTAGAGTATGTTAAAGAATACTTTGGTTATAATAATGAAAAAGCAAGGTCTGTGTTAAACATACTTAATGATGAACAAATCGCCACTATTAAAGAAAAGTTAAATAAAGGTGGAAGAAAATGAATGAATCATTGTGGAAACCAGACGATATGCTTGAAGTTGGTCTTAAAGAACCAGATGACTTCCTAAAGGTGAGGGAAACTTTATCTAGGATAGGAGTTGCATCTCGTAAGGACAGAACATTATTTCAATCGTGTCATATCCTACATAAACAAGGTAAATACTTTATAGTGCATTTTAAAGAACTATTTGCACTAGATGGAAAAGACACAAACTTATCAGAAAACGATATCGCAAGACGAAATACTATTGCTAATCTTTTACAAGATTGGGGATTGGTAAAGGTAGTGAGTGAAAGTAAAGTTGAATCAGCACCACTATCTCAAATTAAAGTTATTTCATTTAAAGAAAAAAACGAATGGAAACTTGAAACAAAATATAACATTGGTAAAAAGAAAGAAGAATAATATGAAACCAGGCGAATACATTATTGAAGCTGCAAGAAAACAAGCAGAAGGTCAGATTGCAGTACATAAAGCGAATATTGAAGTTTACAAAACAATGCCTGCTGGTATTGGTGAACATTCAGATGTAACAGAAGCAGTTATTGCAGAGTTGGATAAACTGGCAGCTGCTGATGACAGATTAGAAATGATTAATAAATATTTTTCAGTTTTTAAGGACTAGTAATATGTTTGGCCCAATGGAGATGGATACAGAAGTTGGTTTAATATCTCTTAAACAATATATGGAAGAACAAGCTCCAGAGAAACCTTATCGCATTTTAGTGTTGAAGCGTGATGTACCAGATGACACAAACAAAACTGGTGATGCGCTTGAAAAACAAGCAAAAAAGATGGGCATTGATTTATATCAAATGGAAGTAGAATCTGGTTATTTTACAACTAATGAAAATGGTAATTTAGTTGCTCATAACTATGAGAAATTTAGAGAAAGAACAAAGGGTTTATCTTTTGGTAATGAAATAATTATCCACGACAAAGATGGGTGGGAAGTAAATCCAGATAATACAATTTGTTTTGTTAGAGTGACTTTAGGTAAAGCAATCAGATTCGCAGAACAATTAAGAATACATGGCATACCAACTATTAATTCAAGATACACAAATTTAATTTGTGATGATAAATGGTTAAATTACTTAGCACTAAAAAAAGATGGTTTAAAACAACCAAGAACTGCAATATTAACTCATGAAGAAAATATTGATATACCAATTAAAGAGATTGGTGGTAAGTATCCTATGATATTAAAAACAGCAGAGGGAACTCAAGGAATTGGTGTTGTTTTTATTGACTCTAAACAAACCCTAGTTGGAACTATGCAGTTAATTAAAAAAATAGATGAAAACATGGGTATCATTATACAAGAATACATTAAGACATCATTTGATGTTAGAGCAATGGTATTGAATGGTGAGGTTGTTGCACAATTAAAAAGACCAGTAATTGATGGTGATTTTAGAAGTAATGTATCCCAAGGTTCAGAACCAGAAAAAATTGAATTAACAGATTTAGAAAAAGAACAATGTATTAAAGCAACAGAAACGGTAAAAGGCAAATGGGTAGGAGTTGATTTCATACCATCTAAAAATAGAGAAACAGAACCACCCTACTTTATTGAAATAAATCATTCGCCTGGCACTGGACATATTGATGATATTAATAATATTAATATAACTGAACTTGTTTTAAAAACATTTCAAAATCGTGATAATTGGACTTGACTTTTAACTACTAAGGTGGTATAACTACATTATGCAATTTTATACGAATGTTACCCAATGGGGTAACAACATACTTCTTCGTGAATACAAAAATGGTGAAAGAGTTAATCGTAAGATTAAATACTCACCGACTATGTATGTGCCTGTTCAAAAGAAAACAGAGTACAAAACACTTGATGGTAAGTATGCAACACCATACAAGTTTGACACAATCAAAGAAGCAAAGAAGTTTATAGAACAATATAAACAACAACCTCATCTGGTCTTTGGTCTGGATAGGTTTGCATACACATTTCTATATGACACTTATCCTAATCAAGTTCCTTGGGATAATGACAAAATCCTAACAGTTACTATTGATATTGAAACACAATGTGAGAACGGTTTCCCAGACCCACAACTCGCAGTAGAAGAAATGTTATCTATCACTATCAAGAATCAAACAACAAAGAAGATTGTTGTTTGGGGTATTGGTGATTATCATACTGATAGAGATGATGTTACATATATTAACTGTTCCAATGAAAACGAACTACTTGCCAAGTTTATGAACTTCTGGACTAAACATTATCCAGATGTTGTTACTGGTTGGAATACTGAGTTCTTCGATATTCCTTACATCATCAATCGTGTTACAAAAGTTCTTGGTGAAGATAGGGCAAAAGAGATTTCGCCTTGGGGTTTGATTAGTTCTCGTACTGTATACAATCATGGTAGAAATCAACAAGTCTATGATATTAGTGGTGTTGCTAATCTTGACTATTTACAATTATATCACAAGTTTACATATACAAGACAAGAAAGTTATGCACTTAATTATATTGCATCTGTCGAACTTGGTGCAAAGAAAAATGAAAACCCATATGATACTTTCAAGGATTGGTATACAAAAGACTATCAATCGTTTATTGATTACAACATTGTTGACGTTGAACTTGTTGACCAACTTGAAGACAAGATGAAGTTATTGGAACTATGTTTGACTATGGCGTATGAAGCAAAGGTCAACTATGAAGATGTCTTCGGTCAAGTTAAATATTGGGATGTTATGATTCACAACTATCTTAGAAAAAAGAATGTTGTCATTCCACAAAAATCACACAGTACTAAAGTAGAAAAGTTTGAGGGTGCATATGTTAAAGACCCACAAGTTGGTATGCACAAATGGGTTATGTCTTTCGACTTGAACTCACTTTATCCACATTTGATTATGCAATATAATCTGTCGCCTGAAACTCTAGTTTCTGGTGATTTTATCAAAGACTTAAAAGTTGATACAGTTCTCAAAGGTGTAGATTTCAATCTACCAGACAATACAACTATTACACCAAACGGTGCGTTGTATCGTAAAGATATCAAAGGTTTCTTACCAGAGATGATGCAAGAAATCTATGATGACCGTACCATCTACAAGAAAAAAATGTTAGATGCAAAACAACAATATGAAGATACAAAAGATGCTAAATACTTGAAGTATATCAGTCGTTACAACAACATTCAGATGGCAAGAAAGATTTCCTTGAACTCTGCTTATGGTGCGATTGGTAATCAGTATTTTAGATACTATGACCTTGCGATTGCAGAGGGTATTACTACTGCTGGTCAGTTGTCCATTCGTTGGATTGAAAAGAAGATGAATGAGTATCTTAACAAATTACTGGAAACAAAAGATGAAGATTTCGTTATTGCATCAGACACAGATTCAATATACATTACTTTTGACAAGTTGGTTGATAAAGTGTTTGAAAAGGGAAGTGATGTTCAGAAGATTGTCAACTTCTTGGACAAGATTGCTAAAGAGAAAATTGAACCTTATATTGATAAGAGTTATCAAACTCTTGCTGATATGATGTCTGCATACGACCAAAAGATGTTTATGAAAAGAGAGGTCATTGCAGATAAAGGTATATGGACTGCAAAGAAAAGATATATCCTAAACGCATGGGATATTGAGGGTGTTCGTTTTAAAGAACCCCAACTAAAGGTAATGGGAATTGAAAGTGTGAAGTCTTCAACGCCTGCGCCTTGTCGTGTAAAGATTAAGGAAGCATTGCATATAATCATGAAAGGTGGTGAAAAAGAACTTAATGACTTCCTTATCTCTTTTCGTAATGAGTTTAAAAAACTTGCACCAGAGGAGATTGCATATCCTCGTTCTTGTAATGGTCTTAAAAAGTTTGGGTCAAGTAATTCAATCTTTATTAAAGGCACGCCCATGCATATCAAGGGAAGTTTGGTTTACAATCATATGATTAAACAAAAGAAACTAGAATTCAAGTATCAGTTTATTCAAGAGGGTGATAAGATTAAGTTTGTTGAATTACGACAACCTAATCCACTTGGTTGTAATGTCATTTCATTTATGGGTAAGTTACCCACAGAACTTGACATTGCTAAATATATAGACTATGATAGTCAATATGAAAAGAGTTTCGTTGACCCACTATCGTTTGTTACCGACAAGATTGGTTGGAAGATTGATAGGTCATTTGGAACACAAACTACATTAGAAAGTTTTTTTGGGTGAAATTAGATAGACAAGAAGCATTTGATATCGCACATAAGTTGATTATGTATTTCAATGACTTTAAAAGAATAGATGATTATTTTCGTTCTCGCAAAATCGAAAGGGTAAAGAACATTCCAGTTCCTTTGCCTGGCTTTGGTTTGGAAGATGATATGTTCCAAAACTATAATATGCACCCAGAAGATATGAATTTCAAAGTTGCAGTTATTCCTACAAAGACATTTGATGCAATGTTAGAAAAGACTGCATCATTTAGTCCAGACGAAAATCCAGGCAAGACTCACAAGATGGTAGTCTATGAAACAACAACAAATACAGTTGTTGGATTTATTCGTTTTGGTTCACCTTTAATTAATTCTAAACCTAGAAATGATTATCTTGGTGGTGTTCCAGACTTGGATATATTTAATAAACGTGCTATCATGGGTTTCAATATTGTACCAGTTCAACCGTTTGGTTATAATTATCTTGGTGGTAAATTACTTGCTGGCATCTGCTGTTCTCACGATAGTCGTAGAATGTTAAATAAGAAATATAATACAGAGTTTTGTTTATTTGAAACTACAAGTTTATATGGTAACATTAAGGGTGCATCAATGTATGATGGTATGCGTCCCTTTCTTAGATACAAAGGTGACACACAATCAAAGTTTCTATTGACGCTTGGTGAAGAAATATATCACGAGTTAAAAGAATACTTCAAAGAGAAAAATGGTGGTGAGGATTTAATTCCTGCTAGTGCATCAAGTCGTAAACTTAAACTACAAACCAAGATGGTTGGTATTCTTAAATCAAATCTAAAAGATTATAATCCAGAAGCATATCAAATATTCTGTGATAAGATGGAAGAAGCAAGTGGTGTTACTACACAGAAAAGATTCTATATGTCAGAATATGGTTATGCAAATGCAAGAGATGTATTACTTGGTAAAACTGATACCTTGACAAAAGCAGAAAACTATGATAGGTTTGAACTTGAAAATGTAATTAAGTGGTGGAAGAAACTTGCTACTAAAAGATATAATAAGATGATTGCAGAGAGTAAAGTTCGTACTAATCTTGAAGTCTGGAATCAG